ACCTACTGAGTTTGAGCGTTCTTGTAGTCCAAAGATAGAAGTTAGCTCTTGTTTCTTTGAAGAGTTCACTAGAACTACACAGTTACCACTCGCTAGGTCTGCTCCATTGTCTACCATTGTTTTAGTCAATGAATTAAATAGAGTTTTAGACAAAGCACCCGCAGAAGCATCAATTGAGTTCGTAGAAATTGCGTTAGTTAATCCACGAGTCTTTGAAGCCACATTTGAAGCAGTTTTCTGAACATAAGCACCATTAATTAGAGTGTAGTCTAGGTCTACCGCTAATTGACGCATATTAACAGCCATTTGCTCGGCTCTTTTGTCGGTTACAAAGTTAGCACCTGCCCAAGCTGGAACTCCCGCAAGAGTTGAATAGTCAGACTCATTAGCGTAAGAGATATCCACTCTGCGTTGAAAGATTTGGATAGCATTTTCTGCTTGAGATCGTGCATAAGTTGAAGTTGTGATACCTGTAACAGAAGCATCTTCTGTGATAGCTGGTTGTGAAGCTGTATCAAGCGCATAGCTTGAGTTTACCGCAAAGTTCCAAGAAGTGACAGGTCTTGCACCATTAAGACCACCCACCATATTTAAGAAAGGTGTTGCGTTTTGCCCTGCTTCAAATACCATTCCGAGGTAATTAGGGTTGTTTTGAGTTGTACCAACTGCTGATGTAGAAGCCATTTTTAGCTCTCCTTTAGTTTAATTATAAACCTTGTTGTTTCATCATTAGAGCCATTGCTTGAGTTGTGTTCCCATTCTTCAAAGCGTGGTTTATGTTTGCCTGGTCGGTATCTTGTGAACTACCACCCTTAAAACCACTACCACCCCTTGAAGGATTGGAGATTAAAAACTTATTTCCCTCAAGGAATCCACTCACTACTTCATTAATAGATTTCTGCTCTCCCCCAACTAAGAAAGCATCCCCATCAAGTCCATCGATTTGTGTTCTCGCTTTTAACACATCTAAAGCAAAAGCCATTCTGTCTGACTCCGTTACACCCTGTGCATTTAGAGTCGCTTTAATTTTATCGTCAATCCGCAAAGATAAAGATTCTTTTTCCGCCATCTCTTTAGCTCTCTGTGTCTCCTGGAGTGATTCTTCAATTGACTTAAGCCTGTGAGATAGCTTCTCAGTTTCACTCATCGCTTCAAATGCTTTCTGTTCTTTTTCTTGTAAAAGAGCTTTCGCTTTATCTGCAATGCTTTCACCTTCTTGAACTCCTACTAACTGACCTAAAGCACTTAAAGTTTCACTCATTTCAGATAGTTTACTATTTAGGCTTGCACTCGCTTCCTTTTCAGCTTTGAGCTTGCCTAATAGTTCGGTGTTCTTGTTCTTTAATCCTTCAACATTATCCCCGCCATTAGCTGGATCTTGTTGTGCTTCTTGTTGTTCACTCATTGAGTGACCTCCTTGAGGGTTTAGTTTACATAATAAATATAACTATTTTTCAAAGATATATAAAAAAAGAAAGCCCCACCTAAAAAGGTAAGGGCAGCCCAATGGGAGCAAGTTAAATATAAATATTAGTTAAAGTATTCGTCTAGTGCTTTGTCTAATTCATCAAGTGAGTAATGGATAGAAGCTAAACCCTCGCCAGTATAATAAACTCTATACATATTGGGAGTTGTTTTCTTTAGTGTAGCAGCTGAGTAAACAGATAGACCACAGACTGAGGTATAATAGCCATTTTCCGCTTTATTTAGTCCGTATTTATCCATAAGGCTTTCAAAGGTGTTAATAGGTTCACTATCTACCCACCCGCCTTTGATAGCTCTGTGTAGGTAATTAAAAGCTTTGTCTAAATCCTTATCAACCGACTCGCCCTCTTTAAGTCCTGCCCTCAGTAGATACTTAAGGGATTGTCCTATATTAAAAACTGATTTAGGGTCTAGTTTACCCGTAAGTCTTTCAATAGTCTCTTCTATTACTTGAATCGGCTCTATTTCTTTGCTTGCATAATGTTTATCGTGCTTCATTTAAAGCCCTTTTTATTTTGTTTACCTTCTTAATATCCTCAATCAATAAGCCCTCTTGTAGCTCTATCTTAACCTCTTTTAATAAAGAAATAATCTCCTTAGACCTGTGAAAAGAACCTAGACAAATCTCATCATTTGGTCTTTGTGATAGGTCTATTTTGTCCTCTTCTAACTGGTCTTGTACTAGGTCAATGAGCCAATCCATTAAAAGCTCTGTGTCTTTTTTTGTCATTCGTAACTCCATTTTAATGTTGTCGCTTTATATAAATTATCAAATAATTTATAAATTTACAACCATTTTTTAAAATAAAGTGAAAATAATTATAAATATTTAGAGGTGATGGCTTCTTTGAACCTTACTTTAGGGTCTTTTACTTGAGAATTGCCCTCAATAGTTCTTATGGCGTTGTTCCAATTTTCGCCTTTTCTGAATTGATCGCCCCTAGCCTTGCTTGTAAGGATTTCGTTCTGCTTTCGCCTTGAAAGTTTGCTTAAATACTCATTGCCACCCTTAGAGTAGTCAAAATCACTTGGATTAATCTCTTCTCTTGGATAGTATTCGGTAAGAAAGCAAATACAATGAGGGTGAGCTGGTAAACTTGGTAATTTGTCTTTAGGGTAAACACCTCGCCCTAGCCCAAAGTCTGCCCCTGCATTTACGTCGCAAATATCTAGTATCTTGTGGGATGCGTCCAGGTTCCATTTGTAGTATTGCAGGTCATCGTCGTTTTGAGTCATAAGGATATAGGCTTCTGTACTCGCCCTAGCTTGTTCTGTTCGTGCAATTCGCCTTGCAATATACTTAGACTTCTTTTTGACTGCTTCCTCTACCGCTTTCTCAAAGGCTTCTAGCTCTTTACCCTTAACACCTCGCATAAACCTTTTATATGCCTTTTTCGTGTCGCTTGTGGTGTAATTCATCTCTGAAAGTGTTTTAATATCATTCTCAAGCCTAGCTAGTTCTTTCTCAAAATCTCTACTAAATCCACTCGTGCGAATCTCTCTCGTCATTTCTCGGACTTGTTTACGCAGAATAGACTCATCTACCTTGCCATTTGTTAAAACTAACCTTTGAAGCTCTTTGAAATTGTCCTCATAATCACGAACCCACTTAAAATTTTCTTTAACGCTTCTTGTGATAAATTGCTTTGTTTTAGTGTTGCCTTTAGCCATTCTTGAATTAAGATTAACGCCATCACCCGCCCAAGGCTCTGTCTTTAGCTTGGTGATTAGCTTCTTTTGATTAACAATAGCTTCAGGGTCTTGCGCTAGTATTTGAATAGTCGCACTTGTAGCAGTTGTAGAGACGATCACACCCTCAATGGCACTTGAAACTTCAAACTTTTCCCAACCTTCATTAACTATTTGGCGAGTTGTTCGCCCTTGTGGGTCTTTTAGTTGTTCTAGTAGCCATTTTGTAAAGGGAGCGACCGCTCTACCATAAGAAATGTCAAAGCCTTTTATGAGCTCTTCTATCTTCTCGTTTATCTGCCTTTGGTTAGCCATTAAAATTGATTCTCAATAGCTTGTTGATTACGAATTGAATCTCTCTCGGTTTCAATCTTCTCTAAGAGTTCTAGCCTCATTTCCTCATCTTCAAAATCAAGTGATTTAGAAGCAAGTTGCTTTTCTAACTCGGTTGCAAAAGTTGTTGAGATACCGCTTGACATTAGCTTTAAGAACATATCGGCTTTTTCGTTTAAAGTAGATACCCCGAAATCATCTGAATAGGTTACACTATACTCATAATCAAAGCCAACAAATAACCCGAATAAACGCATCAATTGCTTTTCTGCTTGTTCTATTTGCCTTTTAAAAGTGCCTAAGAGGTCATTAAGTCGCTCTCTGTCAATCTCCTTGGATTCTGCACTCTGTTGGAATCTTTGAAGGTGACTCACTACGCCCGCTTGATACATCTCATTGATTAAGGAGTGGTATAGCTCTGTCAAGGTCTTAAGCTGTTGTGCGTCAGGTGATATGAACTCAGGACTTCTACTTGAATCACTTGGATAGCCCAAACCTTTAGTAGTGCCATAATCTACACCACTATTAGCAGTCATTGGCATAGTCAAGATTGAGAATGCTTGATTGTCCGATATATCCGTAATAATTGAAGCTAAGTTGTAAATCCTGTGTTGAATCCTTGCGACTGAATATAGAGAGCTTTCAGGGATTACTTCATCGCTTGGTTCTGCTACTAATCTGACAACTGGGATTTCATCAATAACATTTGGGAAAGATTGAATCTTGTTCGCACCGCTTGAGTCATAAACCGCCCACTCGTTGGCATCTACTCCAACTATGATTTTTTCAAATGACCCGCTGCCAATAGGCTCTGACAACAATAAGCTGTTAGGGTTTCCAAATTGGTCAAAGGTTAAGGTGTCTTTTTGCTGCCACCACTTCAAGCTAGTTAGGTTCCCAAAAGAATCCTGCTCATAAGAGTAAACCATATCAGGTGAGATTTCAAACACATAAGGCACACCACTTCTTGAGTTAATCACATCTTCAATTGTTGCGTTTATCTCGGTGTCATTATTCATCACCAAGAAAGATACACCCTTGTTTTTAGTAGTTCCTGCGCCCTGTTCCATAAAACTTTGAAGTGAGTTAGCTTTGCCATCTGCATTGTATAAAAAAACATTATACAGGTCTGTATAGGCTTGTGGAGGGTTCTCAACTATCGTCCTAGTAGCTTCATTCTTGAAAATAGGTTTATGGTGAGCCTGCCAAATAGGTCTATATTGGTTTGAAAAGTACGCTTTAGATTTGCGAATGTTTAAATCATTCTGATCTTCTCGCTTGTGTGGAACCAAATACCATCCATTACGATAGCCACCTGTACCTAGAAGCGAATCCTCTAAAAAGCGATATTTATTTGCTTCTAGGGTGACATTAGTCCAGTCACCATCTCTCCAAGGGTAAATATTATACCTGTCGTTTGTTGTTTCTTCTGCCATCTTATAAAATCCTTATAGCCCTTGTTTATAATAAATTTAAAAAAATCTAGGGTTAAAAGTTTGAATCTTACCGCTAACTTCCCAATACATACGCATCATCAACGCATCTGAGTAGTCAGGTGATCTTCCTAGTAACTCTTTCACCTTGTCTTTAGGTAATATGGAGAGCTTTCCATCTTTGTCTACATTATCCCGCTTGATATACTCTAGCTCTTCGTTGAGCTTGTCTTGGTATGTATCGTCTACTACCCATATCTTGCCCTCGTTTACATAATCAGCTAATTTAAAATAACATTGGCTTTTTAAGTGATTGAAGTTCTCGCCCGCTTTTGCTTTCGATCCGTTCTTAAATTCTATCGTATTGGCTAAGAATCCACTCAAGCCACCGCCTACACCATCAGCGTCATAGCATATATTGGAATTGGGAACGCCATATTTATTTTTGAACTCTTTAATCTTCTCAATAATACCCAAGCCTGTACTTTTCGCCTCTGAGTAGATTTTAATAAGCCTTAAGCCGTCCCAAACGCATAAAACGAACCTATCGCTTCCCTTCGTGGCTATATCTGCGGTTATATATTTGCTTCCGCTTGGCACTTGAGTATTCTCGTAAAGGTCTAAAATCTTGTCATACTCAATTAGTTTTGCGGGGTCATCGTCATAGTAGAAGTTGCCAAATAAAAGGCGTTCTCTAGTCACCTTGTCGGCTTTTCGCAAGTTCTCAATGTAGGCTTCTGAGATATGCGGGTTATCTGTTACAAGTGACCTGACAAAAGCCTTATCGCTTTCTAGTCGCCCCTCGTCAAAAGGTTTGACAAAATCTTGCATTATCCAATTTTTTGCGGGGTTACAAGAATAGAACATCTTAGGAATTGACTCCCAACCATCGCCTTTAAGCTCTGAAAAACGCCCTCTAAGGACATCTACCGCTTTCTTCTTTATCTCTTGTGCTTCATCAAGAAAAACGCCTGTAAGCTCATAAGAGCCGATTCTGTTGTATTCGGGGTCTGAAGGATACCAGCCCATCTCTCTAAACTTAATCTTTGAGCCTGTTGCGATATTATAAGCGTAGTTTGTTTGGGCGTTGAAGGTAAAATGCTCTGCTACTCCATAGTGATTTATGACCTTGTGAAAAGTTGCTAGTGTGGTGTCTCGTAGGTCTGTGAAGTTTGCCCTTGCTATCATATAAGAAGATTTAGGCTTATTGAAGGTTTCAAGCATTATCCATAAATTACCAAGCCAAGATTTGCCTCCTCTACTTCCCCCGCCGTATAATACCTCATTAGTACTATTGTCTGTTAATAGCTTATAGGCTTCAATCTGCTTCTTGAATAGCTTAATCTCCTTCATCTAGTACGATTTTAAACCCTTCTATCTTACCTGACAACTCTACCTTTTCGGCTTCGTTTAACCCAAACATCTTTGCAATAGAATCATAAGAACCTTTAGCGACTGCTGGCGTTAAATCCTTGTGTTTCTCTATTAGTTCCATATAGCCATCATAAAGAAATTTCCTATCAACTTTGAACTCCTTTTGAGCTTCTGCTTTGAGTTCTTCTAGTCTATCCTTTATACTAACATTACCTAACAGGCGAGAAGCTCCTGCATCTGCTCCTGTCTTGCTATATCCTGCATTGATATAAGACTGAGTTGCGTTGCCTGTGTTAATGTACTCTTGGCAGAATTTCTCTTGCTTGGGGCTTAGATTATTCATATTAAAACCTTCTTTTGTTTAAATATAAATTTATTCTTGTTCTGTGAACTTAAAACCTAAGTGCTTGTATATGGCTCTCATTGTTTTATTCATATCTTTTACGCCCATAAAAACAACTTTTTCACCTGACTCATCAACTAAACAGTTAATATCCTCACGATAGGTTAATAAATACTTATCTCCATCTTTCATTCTTCACCTCGCCATTTGCCTGTAACACCCCTTGTGAGATAGTTTAGAGCCTTGTCTAAATCCTTCTCTACGGATTCACCCTCTTTTAGCCCTGCTCTTAGGATATACTTTAAGCTCTGAGCTACATTATAGGCGTTAATTGGGTCTAGTTTACCATCTAATCGTTTAATGGTTTCTTCTATCACCTCAATAGGTTCAATCGCCTTGCTTGAATAGTGTTTATCGTGGTTCATTCTTCGCCCTCTTCAATCTTTTCGCAATACGCTTTTCTTAGTTGTTCATAGCAAAATGATTTATAAAACTCCGTACTTATACAAGCATCAAATTCCTGCTTTAATTGTTTTAATTGTGATTGATTACAG